TTATGACAAACGCATTTGGTAATGACATTGAAGATCTAGCCATTAATGGTGACGGATCAACAGGATCATTCCTTTCAATTATGGATGGTTTCGTTAATAAGGTCAAGACAGATGGAGATGCTCACGAAGCAGAAGTAACAGTTACTGATAATGCGTGGACAACTCCAGTTATGCAAGACATCATTCTAGCAATGCCACGTAAGTATCGTGCTATCAAGCAGAACCTAAAGTTCTATGCTGGTACAGATGCTTTCCAAGGTATTGTTAAGAATAATGGTACTCTTGCAGATGCTGTTGCAGAGGCTTTTGCTGGTCAGGTACCAGGAAGCACTCAAGCAAATCGTCAAGACTACCTAGATGGAATGGGCCAAACATTCGGTGGAGCACGTACAACTCGTGTTCTTGGTGTTGCGGTTCAAGAAGTTCCTTACTACCCTGCAGGCTATGTAGATCTTACATTCCCAGCAAACCGTGTATGGGGCTTCCAACGTGATATCACTGTTAACCGTGAGTACAAGGCAAAGAAAGACACTGTAGAATATACAGTATTTGTTCGCTTTGGTATTCAATGGGAAGAGCAGGATGCAATTGCGTTCGCTGACGCTGCTTCAGATTCTTAATCTGTAAACAGTTTTAGGGGGATGAGAGTTAATTCTCTTGTCCCCCTTTTCTATTTATAATGATATAATACAAGAAGGAGGATACTATGTCTGATGTTAAACAAAAAAATATACAATCCCTTGGACCAATTGCTGATAATGTATTTGGTACTGTTGTTGCATCTTCAGAGTCATTCTCAGAAATCAAAGAAAAAAAAGAAAAGCCCTTAAAAGACAACGTAGCCATATATTCTAACAAAAACATATACTCTTCAGGTTTTGGAAAAATATTAAAAGGCTACAACATAGTAGAAAGAATTAATGCTGAAAAATGGCTTACAAAACCAGGGATTAGAATTGCAAGCCCAGAAGAGGTAGCAAAGGAGTACGGTCTATAACATGGATATATTAAGAGTTCCTACATACCCTAAAGTAACTACCTGGGATGTTCCAGATGCAAATAGTGACTATACAATTTACGTTGAAGATTTGGCAGATCATGTGTTACAGAGTTCAAATGTAAGATCTACGACAGGCTCTAAAGTTACATATGCATTTCCCCAATCAGATTTATTATTGGATAGAAATTTTTTGTTTCAAGTATTAGACGAAGATGAAAATATTGTTATAGAGGACACAATAGAAATAAAAAGACCATACATTGACCCAAATCTGCTTGGATCAACTGCATCTGAAGTATCAGAATATACACAGTTAGAAATGGTTGCTAGATCAATCATAGATACAGTTGTTAAAGGCGGTTTTTATAATTCAAAAGAAATAATTCAAGGAGTAGGTCAAGGCTCTGATTATTTTAGTATTTGGAAAAGATTTAACAAAATTCTAAAAGTATATGAAAACAATATTTTAATTTATAATTTTGAAACCCCGGATGATAACATGTACACATTTAATATTACGGCAGACAACTCCGGAATACAACGTTATTTTGACTCACAGTATAACCGTGTTGAACAAGGTTCAATTGTGTTGCCACCAGCATACGGAGATTTGGGGTCTGTTGGAAGTGGAAGAATTGTAGACTTCCCAAGAGGATATGATTATATTTTTGTTTTAGACGCAGGATATAAAACAGTTCCCGAAGATGTAAAATATGCCACTACTTTATTAATAGAAGATTTAAAGTGTGGAAAATTAGATTACTACAAAAGATATGTTACTTCATACGACACAGATCAATATAAAATTCAATTTAATAAGAAAATTTTAGAAGGCACTGGAAACATGATAGTTGATAAAATTTTAGACAAGTATGTGACCAATATTGTCAAGCCCGGGGTAGTTTAATGTTATGCGAACCAAATGACTTTATCCATCCAATGTGTGCAGATATTTATTATGCAATATCTACTCAAGGTGGTTTTGGAGAAATAAAAAAACAATGGTTAGTCGATAGAACAATTGCCTGCAATGCTGCCCCAACTACAAGAAAGAATATTGAAGAATTAGATCCAAAAATGATTTCTCAACTTAACAATAAGTTAGTTGCAAGGTCTTTAACAGATCTAAGAATTTCATCTCTTGATAAGCCATATGCGATTACTGATATATTGATTACAAACGTAAGAGATATGCATGGAAATATGATATACAAAGAAACATCTGGCATTCGTTCTGGAAAAGGAACAATCTTCGAAATTGCAACGGTACAGCCCTTTGTTGGCCCTTTTGGAAACATAGAGTCATATCAAATGGTTTGGAGACGCACCGAAAGTCAAGCGTCGGTAGACTAATGCTAGTTAGTTTAAATACTAAACTTTTTCAAAAACAACTAGATAATATGGTTGATTATTCTTTTGGTTTTTTAGAAGGAGCCGAAAGTGGCAAAAAAATATTTTTAGATAATCTTGCAAAAGGAACTGTTGAAGGTTTAAAGTTATATATAGACGCTATGGCAAGAAGTAATCCACAAGCATTACATCATGTGTATGAATGGTATCAGGCAGGAAACAGGGGCCAAAGATTATTTGATATTGAATATAGGATAACAAGTTTAGGAATATCAATTGATTCAAAATTTAGACAATCTAAATCCATTCAGTCTGGATCTTATGAACCATTTTACAATAAAGCAAAAATTATGGAAGAAGGAATTCCGGTTGTCATAAAGCCAAAAAATAGCAATGTTCTTGTATTTGAAGATGACGGAGTAACAGTGTTTACTAAAAAAACAATAGTCAATAATTCTCCTGGAGGACAAGAGGTTAAAGGCTCCTATGAAAAGGTATTTGATGGATTTATGAATACATATTTTGCTCAATCATTTTTAACTGCAACAGGACTTTACGAATATCTAAATAATCCCAAAATATACAAAAAGAACTTTGCAGCAGGAATTAAAGGCGGTAGGTCAGTAGGCAAAGCAACAGGATTTAAATGGATGGTTGATGCAAAAGTTGAGGTAGAATAGTAATATGGCAACTGCTAAAGCAAACTTTGATTTTCCACTATTATACATTAATGAGTATTTGCATTCTGAATTTAGCAAATATGATGATATAAATATGGCTATAAACCCAAACGTAGCATCATATATTCCATTTTTTCCATCAGGACAAGCAGTCAATATTTCAGAAATTTATCAAGATTTGCAGACATCGGAAAGTGAAAAACTTCCTGCTGTTTTATTTTATGACCGCATGATGCGCTTAAGATCTAGTGCTTTCCCAGTAGGAAAAAGAGAGCAAGTCCTATACACGGTGTATGGGGATATTGAAAATTGTATCAATATTGGAAACGTAATGCTAGGAGTTCTAGATAGAGAAGATTATTCTGGTCAAGATTTAAATAAATGGATGTTTGATAACAGGGCAAGACTTGTTGCAAAAGGAATGCCTATGAAAGTATTTTTTAGAGGCATTAGGGTTTTTCAAGCAGACGAGTCTCAAGACTTGGTTGATTTGGACGGATACAGAAGGGGAAGTGTTCACAAGTACATAGTTGAATACGACTATCACTTTAAAGATAATCCAGATTTTCTATAATAAAAGGCTGTATAATTATGGATGAGGAAACAAATCGTCCATATACTAACCACAAAAAGAGGTGAATAAATGGCATATACAAGAGGTACATCTAGCGATATTATCGTTGGCGCTGCTGCACTGTTTACAGCAGATAGTACATTAACACCAGGAACTGTCCCTGCTTTCGTTACAACTGAGTCTTACAAAACGACTCTATCCAATAGCGCTAATATCGCTGCTGGAATTGAAAACGTAGGATATACAAGTAATGGTATTGAAATCACATTCCAACCTGATTTCGGCGAAGTTCAAGTAGACCAAATTCTTGACGTTGCAAAACTTTACAAACAAGGTATGCAGGTAACACTTGCTACTTCTTTTGCAGAGGCAACTTTAGAAAATCTATTGTTCTCAATCGCAGGACAAGGCGACGATCTTTCAGGCACCAAATCATCATCTGCAGGACGCACACTTAATCTCGCTTCTGGCGATATCGGTGAATGTCCAGTAGAGCGTGCTTTGATTGCAGTAGGTCCAGGAACAGGTGACTGTGATGAATCATCTAGCGTTGAGCGTGTTTATGTTGCATACCGTGCACTTTCTATCGAAAATGTTACAGTATCAGCAAAGCGTGACACAGCAACAATGTTTGATGTTACTTTCCGTCTTCTACCAGAAGATGCAACAGGATCTTACGGAAAAATTATTGACCGTACAGTCCAAGGTTCATAAAAAACTTAATAAAGAAAAGAAGGGCCCACTAGTCAAACTGGTGGGTCTTTTTTTTGATATAATGGAATTATGGCAAACACTGTTTATGATATTAAAAATGTATATACTGTTGATGATTTTGAAATTGAGATTAGCCCTTTAAAAATTAAATATTTAAGAGAATTTATGCAAACCTTTCAATCTGTAAAAAATACAAAGACTGACGAAGAGGCTACAGACATATTAATAGAATGCATTAGAATTTGTATGAAACAGTTTTACCCCGAGTGGTCCAAAAACAAAAAGGATGTAGAGGATAATTTTGATATGCCAACAATATTTGAAATATTAGATACCGCAGCAGGAATCAAACTTAGCAAAAATTCAAAAGAACCTGTAGCAAAAGACATTATAGAAGACAAATCCGTTTGGGCAGATTTAGATTTAGTCAAGTTAGAATCAGAGGCATTTTTGCTAGGGATATGGAAAGACTACAACGAACTAGAAACTTCTATATCTATGCCAGAATTAATGGCCATATTGCAATCAAAAAGAGAGGTTGACAATGAAGAAAGAAAATTTCTTGCTGCTATTCAGGGGATTGACTTAGATAAAAATAAACCAAAAGAAGAAGACCCGTGGACTAAATTAAAAAATAAAGTATTTAATGGGGGAAGACAGGATAATGACATTCTTACCTATAAAGGCGATAAAGCCCAGAGGGCAGGGTTTGGTATTGGTATGGGTCTGGATTATGAAAAACTAAATTAGTGTATAAAAAAACAAGGTTTTGTGATATAATTAAGTTCAACCTAAACAGGGAAGGAAGTATATGCCAACAGCAAAATCAGAAGGAACAGAACTTGTCTTGATGGATGGAACAAAGATTAGTGTTAGACCACTAAAACTTTCGTTGTTAAGACCATTTATGAAGAAGTTCGAACAGGTCGCAGCAGTAGCCGAAGATAATGATAAGTCTATGACACTACTTGTAGAATGTGCTCAAATTGCTATGGAGCAATTTAGTCCTGAATTATCTAAAGACATTGATAAGTTAGAAGAAATATTAGATCTTCCAACAACTTATAAAATTATTGAAGCAGCCTCTGGAATTAAATTAGCAGACGCAAATGCTCTTTTAAATACAGTACTCGCAAATAACGAATAAATAAACGGGGTGTAAATGAATGGCTGATGTAAACGCTAAAATTGGCGTAAGTATAGATGCATCCGCCGCTTTAGCAGAACTAAAAAGTTTACAGAGGCAACTAGCAGCCTTTCATTCATCTCTATCAAAAGGCAGCGCAGCCTCTGTTGCAGCGCAAAAAAATCTATCTACAAATCTTTTAAATTCAATTAATTCTACGGGCAAATTTACTGCCCAAATGGGGCTAGTAAGAAGTTCCACAGAATCATTTACTCACTCACTTGAAAAGAACAAACTTTCAATGCGTGAGTATTTCCGTTATGCAGGCGGATCTACAAAAACATTTGGAAAATTATTTTCACAAGAATTTAACACTATTGGCAAGGTAGCCGAAGAACGTGTTAAGAAAATGCAGACTCAATATATTAAAATGGGTCGTGATGCATCTGGAGCAATTAAGGCAATGTCAATTACTCCAAGAACATTGGACATGAATGACTATGCAACTAAAACAGCGCTAGCAGCACAAAAACAAGCATTATTTAATCAACTATTAAAGCAAGGATCTACCAATCTTTTAAATTTTGGTAAAAACACTCAGTGGGCAGGTCGTCAATTAATGGTAGGTTTTACAATACCACTTGCATATTTTGGAACAACAGCATCAAAAACATTTATGGATCTTGAAAAACAAGCGATTAAGTTTAAGCGTGTTTATGGAGACATGTTTACAACTGCTGATGAAACAAATAAGGCGCTAGGAGACATTCAAAAACTTGCTGAATCATTTACAAAGTATGGAGTTGCCGTTACTGAAACTATGGAGATGGCAGCCTCAGCAGCAGCAATGGGTAAAATGGGGGCCGAATTAACTGCTCAAGTAGCAGAGGCAACAAGGCTTGCAGTTCTTGGCGGAGTAGAACAAGCACAGGCATTAGAAACAACAATATCGGTAACAAATGCTTTTGGTATAGCATCAGAAGATTTAGCAAGCAAAATAAATTTTCTTAACGCAGTTGAAAACCAGACAATTCTTTCTATTGAAGATTTAACAGTAGCAATGCCTAAAGCAGGACCAGTTGTTAAACAGTTGGGTGGATCAGTTGAAGATTTAGCATTTTTTATGACCGCTATGAAAGAGGGTGGAATTAATGCATCCGAAGGCGCAAACGCTCTAAAATCTGGTCTAGCATCATTAATTAATCCAAGCAAAAAGGCTAGTGAAATGTTGGCTGGCTTTGGTGTTAATATTAAAGGAATTGTTGAAGCAAATCAGGGGGATATTAAAAATACCGTAATAGGATTTGCACAAGCACTAGACACCCTAGATCCACTTAATCGTGCTCGTGCTATTGAGCAACTATTTGGTAAGTTCCAATTTTCACGTCTATCAACATTATTCCAAAACGTTACTAAAGAGGGAACACAGGCTAATAAGGTTTTACAACTCACAAATGCCTCCATTGAAGAACTTGCTATTCTTGCAGAACGAGAATTAGGAACAATTGAAAATGCTATAGGGGTTGACTTTAAAGAATCTGTTGAAAAATTAAAACTTGCTATTGCTCCAATAGGTAAAACATTTTTAGAGGCGATAACACCAATTGCAACAGTTTTAGGAAAAATGCTAGCAAAGTTTAATGACCTTGGAGAAGGAACTAAAAAGTTTATTGTCATAGCGTCAACACTTGTTGGAGTAATTGGTCCAGTATTATTGATGACTTTTGGTTTAGTTCTAAATGCTGGAGCAAATATAATTAAACTATTTGCAACTATGAGGGCTGGATTCTTAAAGTCTAGCAGTGGAACTAAGATTTTAGCAGAACAAACAAATTATTTAAATTCAGAACAAATGGAAGCAGCAACAGTTGCGACTTCTTTAAATCAAGCACACAACAAACTTACTCAATCATTTACCGTAGAAGCAGTAGCAGTTAAAGCATTAAGACAGGCATATCTAGATGCAACCATTGCTGCAACCAATTTTGCTAGGGCAAATCCTGGAATGATGGGGCCAGGAGTAATAAAAGGCGGAAAGACTCCAAAGAAATATGCAAAAGGTATTCCTACCGTTCCAGGAACTGGAAATAAAGATACTGTTCCTTCTTTATTAACTCCAGGAGAAGCAGTTTTACCAACATCTGTTTCACAAAATCCAGCGTATCAACCAATTATTCAAGGAATGATAGATGGAACATTACAAGAATTTAATGAAGGAACTCCTAATGCTCAAATTAAAAATTCTCCACAATTAAATAAAACTGTTTTTGCACATGCTGTTGACAACAGAGTTTTGTCTGGTTCAAATGTCCCGTCATCTATGCAGGCTGCTGGTTTTACAAAAGCAAATGCATTTTCTGCAATTGGGTTTGATGTAAATCCTTCAGTAAACTCTAGACTTATTTCTAACAAAGTTCCCGTATCAGAATACCTATCAGAAATTAAATCACCGTTATCAACACAAACAATGACATCTAGACTTATTGATCTTGGCGCATCGCCAAAAGAGGCTGCACGTGTAACAGAAACAATGAAAAATAATCTTATTAAATCTCTTGAGCCACTGCCTCAGAATCGACTTATTGGAGATAGCGATATTTATTCAAGAATGGGTAATTTAAAAACTGGAATTCTTGGTGGTATGGTTAAAAAATCTGAAAAGGGATTGTTTGGAAATTCAGTAAAACAACTTTATGCAAATACAACCTTTAGTCAATCTGGAAAATCTTTAGTTACAATGAATTCAACTGCTCCAATTGGCGCAGTAATTGATGCTGTCAAAAAAACAAAAACTAGACAGTCATCTGTAGATGTATTGCGAAATTTACAAAAAATAGATCAAAATTTAAATATTCCGGTAAGACTTGATGCAAATGGAAATATTACAGCATATAGCAGACCAGAAATAAGTAAAACAACTGGAAAGATGACAAGCACAAAAAACGTAGGAGTTTTAAGTGGGGATAAGTTTATTGTTGGAAGAGAAAATCGTGGTGGGGGAAGAAAACTTAAAGTAAGTAAAAATGCTAGACAATTGGCATCTCAAGAATTACTTGGCACAACAAAAAATAGTCCGCAATCTGTTAGAAAAGGAAGCACCATAATAGAAGACATACGTCGCTATCAACAGGCTAGATATAACAGAGAAGATAACGCTTTACTTGAGGCAATGAGAGGTGGCACAAAGTCTGGAGTTGTTACTGGTCAGACAGGAATAGCAAAGCCCTCATCACTTAATGTGCTTGGCGGAGGACCAAATGATACAAGACAGATTGCAGTTGGTAAAGGTGAAGCAGTTCTTACTCAAAAAACAACATCATCACTTCGTGCAGGCAAACAAGTATTTATTCCAGGGATGGGAAGACTTGGCATCTTTGGAGCAGACGGAGGAATTCCTGGAGGACAAACTCAGGGTGGCAGTCTAGATATACCTTTCTCAGGTACTAAACCTGCAAGCGCTAAATTAAAAGAGTATGAACAGAATATGAAGATTTCAGCAAAACAATTAGATTCTAAAATAGAAATGCAAAAAAAAGAAAACAAAATGACAAAACAATCTCTTGATGATAAAAGACAACTAAATAAATTTACTAAAGCAGAAATAAAAAATCAAAGATCTATGTCAGTTGGAAGAGTTGCAGGCCCAATTGCTGGAATTGCAGGCACCGCTTCTATGGCTGGATACATGACAGGAAATGCTGGTTTAGGAAATGCAATGATGGGACTTTCAGCCTTAGCCATGGCTGCCCAAATGGTAACAGGAAAATTTTCTGCAATAGCAGTTAGCGCTGCTCTTGTTGCAACAACAGTAATCTTACTAAGAAAAGAATTTGACAAAGCAAGAAAAGAAGCAATAGAAATGAACAAGGCCACAGGTGCTAGTTCTCAAGCAATAGATAAGTATGCTAAGTTTAGTAATAAAGTAACTGCTTCAGAAATTATGGATCGACGTAGATCTCAAAAATTTGCTCTTACTCAAACTGCTGCTGGTAAAACCACTTTTGGTGGAGCGTTTGTACAAACAGAAGATGGCAAAGCCCTTGCAGAATCTTTTGCAAAACAAATATCTAGCAAAAATGGAAATATTCAAACAAGTGTTCAAGATCTAACATCTCAACTTTCAACAAGCGTATTGGCGGGGGCTCTTACTGCAGATCAAGCAAAAAGTATTGCTGTAAATCTTGCAGACGAACTTGGAAATATGAGTCTAGGCTTACAGGTTACTGCTAATTTGACAGAATTATTGGGTCCAGATGGAAAAAATATATTAACAAACGGAATAGAAATTAGAGCAAAAATGATTCAAGACCAACAAAACAAAGTTGCAAATAGTGCAAACGCATTTGGTAATAATAAAATTGGTAACTTTGCATCACAGAAGAAAATACAAATAGCAGGCACTGGATCCTTAGCAGCAGGGGGAGCAGCGACTGGCGCACTTATTGGTTCTGCAGTTCCAGTTGTTGGCACTGCTGTTGGTTTAGTTGTTGGTGCTGCAATCGGCGCAGGAATAGGATATGCAGTACAAAAAAGTAAAAGTAAAGTTACTGGTGCGTTAGCAGGAGCATTGGTAGCAGACATGGAAACTGCACTACAGGTTCAGTCTCAATTACAAGACGCTCTAACAGTTTCTTTTGAAAAAAGAATTAAAGAAGCAAAGGCTGCAGGAGATACTGCAAAAGCATATGAATTACAATTGCAATATACAAAAGAAAAAAATGCTCTTGATGCAAAAGGCCTAGAGTTAAATACGCAAATAATGGATATCTATAAAAACGCAGGATCAGGGCAAGAAGCACTTTTAAATGGTATTAAGCAAGATGCTAAAGATGCATATAAAGGCACCAATGAATCAAAGTATGTTGACTCTGCTCAAGCGTTATTGGGTAATGCTCGTAAAACAGGAATATCTCGTGAGCAAGAGGCTTTAATTAACTTACAAATAAGCAGTAAAACTTTAAAGCCTAGCGAAGTCACAAGTCTTTTTGGAATGTTTGAGGGCAAAGAAAAAGAAACAAAATTAATTGCAGATATCCTTGTTAATAGACCAAAATTAGGATCAGACGTATCTACCATATTAGGATTAATTACAGACAAACAAGGGGTTGCAAACGAACAACTAAAGACTGAGGTTCTTGTTGCTATTAGTGCAGCAAAAACAGATCAAGACGCACAAAGAATTATTGACCTTGTCGGCGCAATTGGACAGTTTGGAGGCATCCTTGATGCAGATGTTGCAATAGATTTTTATATGAAAAACAAAGGCCTTGCAGAACAATTTTTAACGACATGGGAAGAATTACAAAGTGCAAAAAATATTACACTAGACGTTGTATACGATATTGATTATCGCCTTAAAGGGCAAATTGATGAAGAATATTTTAAGACACTTAAAGGGGATGATGATAAAAAGATATACACAAAAACAATTTCTTTAATTTATAATGCAGATGTAGAAACAGTTATTAATGGCGATGACTACAAGGCTTGGCTTCCTCAGAACAAAACAGAAACAGACGCTAATGGAAAAACATATCAATTTGGTGGGGCTGAATTTGCAGGGAAAAATCTAACCAGTGCACAGATGATTAAGGAATATGCAAATGACGTAGCAAAATCAGCGGTTGAAACAGGAGTAGTTCCTCCACAAACTGCACCTGCCACTACTGTTAACACAGGCACAAGACAAAGTACCCCATACGATTCTATATTGACTGATTTAAAACGTACAAGAAATTCAAAAATTAATGCTGAGGGTGGCGCTCCAGAACTTATGCGTATTCTTGGTAAAAACAAAGATATTAAAATATTTAATGGCCTTGATCAACAATTAGCCAAGGCTGGAGCAAATACAGACTTTATTGATTGGGTCGGCGGACTAGAAAAAGCAATACAAAATAAATTAATTAAAGTAGCAAAAGATGGAACAGTTGCAGTTACTGCATTAGGCAAGGCTGCTCAAAAGGCCTTTGATGAGAAACAGTTGGGATCATTTGCTGCCCAACAAGTTAATGCAATAGAAGGAGCAAAAGCACAAAGAACTGCTTTTGTAAAATTAACTGCAGCAGGAATGGATCAAGCCCAGGCTTTAGAGTTAGTCGCTGATGCAAACTTTGCTGTGGCTATTTCTCGTGTAAAAGATATAAAAGAATTAAAAGAATTAATAAAATTATATCAAGATGCAGAAATAGCGGTAAAAGGAACGGCAAGGGCAAACGATCCAATTAGAGCATTCCGTGACGACATGGATAAAATTAATGAAATGCTTGACGTTCAAGAAAGACAAGCAAAGGCTAAATATCAACCAGAAATTGATAGAGTAAATGGTTTAATTGAAGCAAACGAAAAAGCAATAGAGGCCAAACAACGCTACTCTGAGATGACTTATGACAGACCAATTCAAAAACTTCAAAACGAAATTACAGAATTAAATTATGATTTATCGCTAATAGAAAAAACAGCCTCAACAATAACTGAAAAATATGATAAACAAAGAGAGGCCTTGGAGCAAGTTTATTCAATTAATTCAAGAATTGCAGATCAACAAAAGGCTAAAATTTCTCTTGCTGATGCATTAACAAGTGGAGATATTTCACAAGCAGCCCAGATAGTGCAAGACATTAGAAGTCAAGAACAAACTTATGCAAAAGAGGAAAGTTTAAATGCTCTAGAAATTGCCCAAACTAATGAAATAAATGCTTTAAGGTCAACAGGCGGATTATCTAAACTTCAAATTGAAGAAAAGATTTATACTTTGGGACAAGACATATATTCTTTAGAACAAAAGCAGAAAGTTGTTACAGCAGAAATTGTAGTGCTTCAAGATAAAAACTATGACCTAAAAGTTGGGGAGTTAGCAAAAGCACAAGGACTACTTGATAATGAAATAAAACTTATTGAAAAATCAAGATTAAAATATGCAGAGGCAGAACTTGCTATTAAAAGTGCAGAAGTTAACACTGACGATTATACCGAGGCATTAAAAAGATCAGAAGAAGTTTTAAAAAGAATGGCAATTCTATGGGCATCTCTGGGAAGTAAAACATCAGCAGACCTAGGAGCCATTACAGGAGCAGTTGAAGACCCAAAGGATAAAGGTGTAGACAAAAAAGCAGAAGACAAAAAAGCAGAAGACAAACCCCCAGCCAAAACAAACCTTATAAGCGTTACAGCCAAAAGCGGACAAACATTATCCAGTATTGCTAAGGCGAACAATACAACCGTAAAAGAATTACTTGCCATAAACCCA